TAGATTACCTACATCAATGTAGAAAATTCTACGTTCAGGAGCACGAGACAATCTGTAAATAACAATTGAATCTTCAATCATTCTAAGTTGATTGAGTGTCTTGATTGCCTTGTGTAGGAAACCAAGAGTCATTCTCTTGTTTAAATCTTGTAGTCCAGATGGGCAGAACGTAATGGAATCAGTTGCCATCTTGACACCTTGGGACAATGACATATCGCCAACTGGTCCCAAGACACCACCTTTATAGAATCCTTTTGGATTGTAAAGATAGTAATCAACAAATGTACCGTACTCATACTCAAGCGCAGTGCCCTTGATTGCTTGGCGTGCTAGAGAATCTTTCGGTTTTTGATCAATTTTTTGTCGGACCTTCTTGATCTTCATTGGATCAATATATCGAAGTTCCGTAATACCTTTCTTTGGATTATCTAAATCGATAACCTTGTGATAATATAAACGTCCGTCAATATACCAAGATCTAACAATCTCGTGTGCGCGATTATCAAAGTTTAAAAGTTTTAAGATGTACTCAAATTCATCTCTTACTTTCTTCTTGATATTCATTCCAGCATCTAGATTATCTAGATTAATTTCTACTGGAGAATCGTAAGCATCACTTACAATAAATTCGTTAACAACTTCGTCAACTGCACTATCAACCTCAGGGTGTAGTGCCATGTCACGATAACGACGGATCATCTCAAACTCATTACGAGCTTGATTATCCGTGTCCACATATGTTCCATAATATCCGCCTGCTGCTACGGCAATTGCCTCATCAGCATTAGGAGGGACAGGGGACTGACCCTTCTGACCCTCCTTGCGATTAATTTGGAAGCCAAATAACTGACTCATGATTACCTATTCAAATAAGTATGCTTCCAACTATTTATCAGGTTAAGAATTCCCCTGATTATGCGGTTACTGTGTTTCCACCGCTGTTTGCAGCAGAAGCTGCATTACCAGCAGTAGCACCACTAGTTTCCCAGTAAGACATTTGGAACTCAACTGTGAATTCTTCAATCTGGTCATTGCTATCATAAGCAAGATCGATAGAAGATACGGAAGTTGGGAACGCATGCATCAAACTGTAAGTTCTAATAATAGAACCGCCAGGCTCGGTAGCATTCTTCTCTAACTGGTGAACCTTAATGGTTGCCATGTAACCAGAGTCACTAAATTCAGGAATGAATCTAGGAGCAGTGTTCTTCTCGTGGGTGTTGATGAACTGGGACCACTCTTCAAAGAAACCACGGACTTTGAAGTCCTTGTCGTTGAAGAATGTTGCGCTCCAGTTGTCAAATGTGCGGTCACCCGCAATCTTGACAGTTCTACCTCTGAAAGGAACTTCGATAACACCTAAGTTAGAACCAGGAAGGTTCGTGGACTTACAAAGTAAATTTGTAAGTTGGATGTCATCAGTGTTGACCTTGTAGTTTTGTGGGAACTGGATCTCTACCTCAAACATATTGGGCTTGACGCCCTGTTTAATTTTACCTAGAAATCCGTCGATACTTGATGGAAGTGGCATTGTTTTTACCTCGTTACGTTTATCTGATTATTATTAATTATCTACCAATAACTTCACTGAAGGAAACTCCAGTTCTTGTAGCAGTTAGTGTAACTGTTACATAGTTGATGGAGCGAGTGGGTTGTAGATAAAGTTCAGCAACGAACTCGTTAGCATCAATTACCGAAGCAGTGTTATTGCTTTCGTCACAAACGACGAAGAAGTCAGTTAAGCCTCTGTCAGCTCTGATCTGGGCAAGGAACCCATTCATAGCGGAAGCGAAACCACCACGGGTGAGCGAATCATTTTGCTCGAATAGTACGCCTCTAGCAAGTTGTCTAGATCTCTTCTCAATGTTGAGGAATAGACGACGAACGTTGATTCTGTCAAAAGCAGATGGGGAAGACAATGCTGTCTTATCACCGAATAGAACAGGACCAGCGCCAGCAAGAGAAACGATAGGGTTGACTCTAGAAGTGTAGAGATCATCTCTATCTGCTGCACCAGGATTGTATGCAAGTTTAACTACGTTACGTAAAGCACCTTTGTTAACACCTGCAGGAGAATACCAGTCAGCAAGTGAAAGTGAAGTTCTTACACATAGACCAGCAACGTCTCCGTTACATGCAACATAGCGATACTTATCGTTGAAACGATCATAGGTATACTTGATACCACTATCGAATACTGCATAAGAAGTAGAAGGTAAACCATCGAAGAATGCGATAGTGTTATCTCTCTGTGCTGCAGAACTCAATGCTGCGTTTCCAGAAGTAGCAACTTGGTTGCCAACATAAGGAGAAACGAATGCGATGCAATCAGTTCTAGAAGTTGCAAGTGCAACAACAGAAGCATACTTACCAAGGGTTGCTGCTTGAGCATCAGCATAACCAGCTTCGCCAGTTGCCCATGTGATAGAACCACCACCTAGAACAAAGTCAATCGATACATCTTCTGTATCCAAGAACTTGTCATATGCAGCATCGATTTCACCAACGGTGTAGTTGTAGTCATCACTACCACCAGTTAGTCCGTACTCTCTTACAGTAGATAGACCTAAAGTTACAGGAGATGCAGCAGTAGCACTGTAAGAAGCAGCAGTACCGCCCCAAGCACCAGTACCATAAGCAGCAACATCAGCGCCACTTAGTGTTGCGCCACTGTAAATGTTGGAAGCGAATTCGTTAATAGAATCCTTATAGAAGTTAGAAGCACCTTCTGCAGTTCTTGCATCAGATACTTTAGAAAGATATGTCAATCTTTCTACGATTGTGTTTGTGCTCTCGTCTAAGATAGCAACGTGAACTTCATCATACTTGAGATGACGCTCAGATGCCCAAGCAGAAGTGCCAGGACGTGGAGCAATCGCAGATAGTTTTAAACCTGTCGATGCAATCTCTGTATTGTTGTACCAACCTTTTACTGCAGTTACAGTTAGGTCAGCACTTGCTGCGCCAGCACCAGTAATGGTGTCGTTAACAGCGATTAAAGTTGTTGGTGTGTCTAGAACAACTGCAACAGTTAAACCATCAGTAGAGATGGAATAAACTTTACCTGCTTTACCGCCAACGGTGATTACATCACCTACTGAAGGAGCAGAGTTGTGAGCAGCATCGAGTGTAAGAATTTGATCAGCACCACGGTCTACAACAATAACCTTTAAGTTATTGCCTTCAGCACCTGCTGAACGTGCGATGAACTTCTCACTGGAACCTACGCCAGCATCGAAATCTGCTTTTGATTTTACTAGAACACCTGTTCCTGAAGCGGTAGCATTGTCAACAGCAGATTCTGCACGAACCACTGCTAGACGACCACCATAGTTTAGGAATTCTGCAGCGACTAACCAATCTGCTGCGTTTTCCTCTGCAGGAGAACCGAAGGTGTCGATTAGTTCTCTCTCGGAATTAATTTGTGTAATTGTGCCTACTGGGCCAGTTTTAAAACTGGAAGCAAATGCTGCGGTAATAGATGATGCACCTACGACTACTGCATTTGATAAATCACGTTCTCTAATAACAACACCAGGCGAGACTTGACTTGCCATGTTTTTCTCCTTGGATACTCCAAAAATTATCTAAATCTATTTAGATTTTTTGACTTCTCTAAGGTGGTGAACTATGCATGAACTACCAGTCGGGATACCCCCAGTCAGCAAATGGATCTCTCTTTTTCCTAGATGTCATAACCCTTTTGACGGTGCAGTCCTTACATTCATACGCATATGCAGACGGGTGTCCCTTTTTAGTTTTGCGAGTCATGTAAAAATCTTCTATCAGATTCTTAGTTTTGCCACATGACCTGCATTTTCTTTCTCTAAAAAGAAGGTGTTCTAAACTGAACTGCTCCCCAATATCCATCAGTAGTTCCACATATAGCCAACTTCTTCTTGTTTGTCTCCGTAGGCCCACAGATCACCGTCTGCATCAAGAAAGGTATCATCACCCATACCGTCATCGATAAAACCAAAAGGAGCCATATCCTGTTCAATTTGATTTCTTTGTTCGTCATAGATTCTCCTCCTGATGTCTTGATCAGTCATCTCTTTAAAGTATTCTTGCATGACTAACCATGCAAACAATACCATACACATAACGAGGTCATCATGATATCCCTCGTCTGCTTCCCACGCTTGTTTCTTCTGTACAAATGTAGTTAGCTCTTGGAAGATCTGGAAGTCATTGAATATTAGTTTGTCTTCTTCGATAATAGCTTTGAGATTAGAGCAACCGATCTTCTTAACAGTTACACTC